CGATTATGTTGATAGTGAGTTTCTGAAATTTAAAAAATCAGCACAGAAAGAGGTAAATTATCTTGTCAAAGAATTTGAGTGTAGAAAATCTGCTAATAGTTATGCTCGTGCTACTACTAGTCGGACTGGAGTTTTGGACTGCTCTAAACTCCACACCTACAAATACAACGAAGACTTGTTCAAGAAAGTAACCACACTTGCCGATGGTAAAGATCATGGGTTGATTTTCATTCTCGATTGGTCTGGTTCGATGACCCATGTAATGATGGACACCATGAAGCAGTTATTCAATCTTGTATGGTTCTGTAAGAAAGTTGCTATTCCGTTTGAAGTATATGCATTCACGAATGAGTATCCATTAGTAAGTGATGATGGTGAACAACTTTGTCGTAAAAGACCATATGAGAAAAAAGATGGTTTGATGCAGGTCGGAGAACAGTTTTCTTTGATGAACATTTTGTCACATAAAGTTAATTCTAAAACTTTAGAAAAACAACTAAAAAATATGTTCCGTCTTGCACAATATATTACTTTTGGTGGAAGGTATTCTATACCTGTCGGAATGGGATTGTCTGGAACACCCTTGAATGAAACGATGATTGCACTTCACCAAATCATTCCACAGTTTAAGAAAAATACTAAAGTTCAAAAAGTTCAGTGTGTCGTATTGACTGATGGTGAGGGTTATGGACTTACTTATCATCGTGAGATTCAAAGATCTTGGGAGTATGAACCTTTTATTGGACTTGGTAGAATTGGTGATAATTGTTATCTTCGTGATCGTAAAACGGGAAACACTTATTCTTTGGATTCTATGTGGGATGACTACACTGACATTTTGATTCAAAATTTGAGAGACAATTTTACTGACACTAATTTTATTGGTATTCGTGTTCTTGAGTCTCGTGATTCTAATCGTTTTATTAGTCGTTACACTTGGGGTGAATATAAATTAAAAGAGCAAATACAAAACCAATGGAAAAAAGAGAGATCATTTGCTATCAAAAATTCTGGTTATCATTCTTATATTGCACTTTCGGCAACAACTCTTGCAGGTGAATCGGAATTTGATGTATCAGAAGATGCTTCTAAAACTCAAATCAAAAAATCTTTTATGAAGAGTTTGAAGAATAAAAAAATGAATAAGAAAATTTTAAATGAGTTTGTGGAACTTGTTGCTTGATAAATATTTGTATAGTAATAGGTATTAAGAATGTCTAGATTTGGAGATTTATTGGGAGGTAAAACTCCGGCACCAGCTCCAGCAGCACCTGCACAACCTACTCCAGTTGCAGTCCCTTCAGAACCAGCAGAAGCAATTGCTCCTGATCCTCTTGTTGTAGAAGAAGTTGTCGAAACTTTTCCGTATGAGAGTGATGTTCCTATCGATGAAATGAGTAAAGATGAACTTGAAGAGTATGGTAGAACTGTTGGTATCGAACTGGACAGGAGACATTCTCGTAGAAAATTGATTAAAGAGTTGAAAGAGCATCTGACCAATTCTTAAACTGTCCACTGGGGGTCGTCAAGACCCCTTTTTTCTTGTATAATAACTTCAGTTGAAACCAACAAAACAAGATCATGTCTCTTTCTGCTGATTACATCGTCACTTCCTTACAGGAACTTTATGGAGAGTCTGTAACTGGTTCTGATATTCGTGGATGGTGTGCGATGAATGGGTCTAACTATCAAACAGTTACAAATAAAATTGCTGATTATAAAGTTGGTCGTGGTAAGTGGAACTTGAATATTCAAGAAAAACTTGAACAAACTTATCAGGCACCTCCTGCCATGCCTACCTTTGAACAAAATTTGATTCCTGATAAAGATGATACTTTCGTCAAGTTTGGTAACTTTGGTGATCTTAAAAAAATTATTCAGTCCCGTCTTTTTTACCCAACGTTCATTACGGGTCTTTCGGGTAATGGTAAAACGTTATCTGTGGAGCAAGCGTGTGCTCAACTTGGACGTGAACTGATTCGTGTAAACATTACTATTGAGACTGATGAAGATGATCTTATTGGTGGTTTCCGTTTGAGTAAAAATGGGGAAACATCAGTGACTACTTGGCAGGATGGACCTGTATTGGAAGCACTCCAGAGAGGAGCAATCCTGTTGCTTGATGAAGTTGACCTTGCTAGTAATAAAATCCTCTGTCTCCAGTCCATCCTTGAAGGTAAAGGTGTGTTCCTGAAAAAGACTGGTAAGTATGTAAAACCAACAAAAGGTTTTAATGTATTTGCTACTGCGAACACAAAAGGTAAAGGTTCTGATGATGGTCGTTTTATCGGCACTAATGTTCTCAACGAAGCATTCTTGGAACGTTTCCCAGTAACCTTTGAGCAGTCATATCCAACTCCTGCAACTGAACAGAAAATCCTTGAGGGTATTGCTTTGGATCTTGGAGTGGAAGATCGTGACTTCTGCAAACGTCTTGTTGACTGGGCAGACATCATTCGCAAAACTTTCTATGATGGTGGTATTGATGAAATCATCAGCACCCGTCGTTTGGTTCACATCATCCGTGCTTTCAGTATCTTCAAAGATAAGGCAAAAGCAATTCAAGTTTGTGTAAGTCGTTTTGATGATGAGACCAAACAATCATTCTTGGAACTCTACGACAAAGTGGACGCCGACTTTGTGATGCCTGTGGAGAATGATAGCATCGATGTATTTGACGGTGAAGCAAATATTTGATATAATAAGTTATGACTAACTCTTGGTCCCTACTTTATGATGAAATTTTAAAAATGGATGAATACATTAAGTTAAATACGCAACAAAGTCCTATTGATTTTATTCCAACTCCAACTCCAACTCCAACAGCAACTCCTTTCAAATATAATGAAGAGGAGATTGTAAAAGAACTTCTTGAGTACATTAGGGGAACTTATAGGCAACATTACTCTGCTGGCGACGATAAAATTCAAACACTGGATTTGATTGAAGCTTGTGGAGATGGTGAACCATTCTGTAGATCTAATATTCTTAAGTATGCATCACGATACGATAAGAAAGGTACGGCACGTCGTGATATAATGAAGATCCTTCACTATGCTGTTCTTCTTATGCATTTCAATGATAAGAATGCAGAACGTGAAACCTACCCTCAATAATAATGAAACTTAAAGAAAAAACAATGAAACTGTCTGACAATGCACTTGCTATCCTCAAGAACTTTGCGGGTATCAATAATTCTATTCTTGTAAAGCAAGGCAACAAACTTCGCACTATCTCTGTAGCAAAGAACATTCTTGCTGAAGCAGAAATCAAAGAAGATTTCCCACGGGACTTTGCGATCTATGATCTTAATCAGTTCTTGAACGGTTTGAGTCTTCATCAGGATCCTGACCTTGACTTCAATCAAGACAGTTACTTAAGTATTAAAGAAGGTAAGCGTCGTGTGAAGTATTTCTTTGCCGACCCGAATGTAATTATTGCTCCTCCAGAGAAGGAGATTACATTGCCATCTCAAGATGTATGCTTCCAGTTGGATAGTGTAACACTTGAAAAATTGACGAAAGCAGCAGCAGTATATCAACTTCCTGATATGTCTGCGATTGGTGAGAATGGTGTCATCAAACTGGTGGTTCGTGATAAGAAGAACGATACTTCCAATGAGTATGCCATTGTTGTTGGTGAGACCAGTGATGATTTTGAGTTTAACTTTAAGGTAGAAAACATCAAGATTATTCCTGGTGCCTATGAGGTAGTAGTGTCTTCTAAACTTTTGTCACAATTCACGAATACGCAACACAATCTCAAGTATTATATTGCTCTGGAACCCGATTCAACATTCGGATGAGACACATTCTCTTTACCCTTAAAGGGTGTCCATATGGATTATTAGATGATGAAGCACATATTCGTAATGTGCTTTCAAATGCTGCAACATTATCTGAAAGCACCTTACTAGATATTTCATCACATAAGTTCGAACCTCATGGTGTAACTGCCGTAGCACTTCTTGCCGAGTCTCACATTAGTATTCATACATGGCCGGAGAATGGTATGGCAGTATGTGATGTGTTTACCTGTGGAGACCATACAAATCCCAGATCAGGTGCCACATACATGTATGAAGCAATGGGTGCAACAGATATTGTATCTGAAATCTTTACTCGACCTTTAAAATGACTAAAGTTGATGTCCCAATGAGAATAACTGGTAGTATCCTAGTGATTACTGCATACTTTGTTGTTCTCCATATCAACATAACTCTTGGAGTTACATTGCACTTCATTGCTGATATGATTTCAGTTCCTTACTTTATAAGGACAAAATCTTGGGATGTGGTTATAATGCTTATGTTCTTACTGGCAATCAGTTTCAGCAAACTTTTAACATGAACATTTTTGTAACAGATTTTTCTCCAGTCAAGTCGGCACAGGTTCTTCCTGATAAGCACATCGTCAAGATGCCCTTAGAGTGCTGTCAGATGCTCTCTATCGTTGCCTCAGACAAATGGGGGCACGGGTATGGAACTCTTCCTAAGACCGATGGAACCCCGTATGCGACCGATAAGGGTGCCTTCCGCAATCACCCTTGCACAGTATGGGCAAACGAAACTGTCGCAAATGCCCGATGGTTAATCCGTCACGGTCTTGCATTATGTGAGGAGTATTCTAATCGATATGGAAAAATTCATTCATGTCTTCATACTCTCGCACATGCAAATAAAATCTTTCCATTAGATGCTATTCATCAATCAAAACTTACACCTTTTGTTCGTGCAATGCCTGAAGAGTTTAAGTTTGATATGAATATAAGTACTATCGAAGCGTATAAGATGTACATTGCATCTAAACCATGGGTGTGCGATAATTACTTAAGATTGCCAAATCGCAAACCTGAATGGGTATGAATGGAAGAAGAAAAAATAAAAACACTTTACCTTTACGAACTAGAAGGTGGGGGATGTATTATGCATGATGGATACATTCAAATAGGTATTATGAAACATAGTGTTGAGAAACACATGGAACTAAATCCTACCGTTAATTGGATTGTGACCTATTGGTGTCCTGATATATTTGCTAACAGGTACAAAAGAATTTCATTTCAAAAAACTGAAAAGAAAAATGAGGGAAGTCCAAAGACAGACAATCAAGGACAGGGTATGGATTTAGACATAAAACCGAAAGGTTGTGATATACTAAAGGACAAGTAGATTTGATTATGAGCAACTTCATCTGGGTTGAGAAGTATCGACCACAAACTATTGAAGAATGTATTCTCCCTGAGAGTACAAAGAAGACTTTTCAATCTTTCCTAGATAAGGGAGAGATACCTAATATGCTACTTGCCGGTCCTCCAGGCATCGGCAAAACAACAGTAGCAAAGGCACTATGTAAAGAACTTGGAGTAGATGTATATGTCATCAACGGATCCGATGAGGGACGATTCCTTGATACCGTCAGAAATAATGCGAAAAACTTTGCTTCGACCGTATCGCTTACGTCAGATTCTAAACACAAAGTCATTATCATTGACGAAGCTGACAACACATCCAACGATGTACAACTCCTGTTACGGGCGTTTATTGAGGAGTTCGCTGGCAATTGTAGATTCATCTTTACCTGTAACTACAAAAACAAAATCCTTGAACCCCTCCACTCCAGGTGTGCCGTCATTGAGTTTGGAATCAAAGGAAAAGAAAGACAGGGTATTGCAGCACAGTTCTTCAAACGCATTCGACAAATCTTGGATGCAGAAGGTGTTGAATATGATAACAAGGTCCTGGTAGAATTAATCAATAAGCACTTTCCTGATTGGAGGAGAGTTCTTAATGAATGCCAAAGATATTCCGTAAGTGGAAAAATCGATTCTGGTATTCTTGCCACTTTTTCGGATGTAGCAGTTAATGAACTGGTTAAAAACCTTAAAGAGAAGAATTTCCCCGAAGTACGTAAATGGGTTGTCAATAACCTGGACAATGATACTACTGTCCTACTGCGTCGTATTTACGATGCTTGTTATGATTCCTTGGTTCCGAATAGTATTCCTGCTGCTGTGCTTGTCCTTGCTAAGTATCAGTATCAAATGGCATTTGTGGCGGACCAGGAAATAAACTTACTTGCATGTTTGACTGAAATAATGGTAGAATGCGAGTTTAGTTGAGGTAAATTAAAATGATTGATGTAAAACTGCTACGAATTGTGACTGGTGAAGAAGTTATCGCAGAACTCATAGATGAGAATGCTGCTTCTATTACAGTCCAAAATGGTCTTGTAGTTCTTCCGACTAATAATGGCGTTGGATTTGCTCCATGGGCAACTGTGATTAGTAAGGACAAACCGGAGATTACGATTTCTAAAACTCATGTCGTATATGTCGCAGAGGTTCAGGAAGATGTCTGTAAGAAGTATAATGAAATGTTTGGTAGTAAGTTGATTACTCCAAACTCTAAAAAACTTGTCTTGTGACTTAAATGAGAATTGGAGTCATGTGTTCTGGAAACGGAACTAACTTTGAGAACATTGTTGAGAATTGTCCAGACCATGAAGTTGTAGTTATGATCTACAATATCAAAGGATGTGGTGCTCAAGAAAGAGCAGAACGATTGGGTATTCCCAACTGTCGTATTAAGAGTAGTGATGAACAAAAAATCATCGATAAACTTAATAGACATAAAGTTGATTTAGTAGTTCTTGCTGGTTGGATGAAGATTGTTACACCGGGATTGATTAATGCTTTTCCGAATAAGATAATTAATATTCATCCATCATTACTTCCAAAGTATAAGGGTCTTAATGCCGTTAAGCAGGCATTAGATAGTGGAGATAAAATCACTGGTTGTACAGTTCATTATGTGACTGAAGAGTTAGATTCTGGGGGATGTATTGATTCTTCTTCTGTTCCTATTTGTGCTGGAGATACAGAAGAGACCTTACATCACAGAGTTCAGAGAGCAGAACATCGTTTACTTCCTATGGTAATTAATAATTTATTTGAAAATATAAATTAAATGGAATGGTTCATTGAGTTACTACAAATGAGACAAGATAAAATTGATACACAAGGCATGAGTATTCCCTCTAAGGGTAATACCAATTCTAATAGAGAGATTCCTCCAATGCCAGTAAAGCATCGTACAATCTTCACACCTGAAGAACGTAGAGAATTGAAAGATATTGTTAATGAAGCACTTGATGAGAGGTGGAACGACCATGAAGTTTAAAGCATTAGTATTCATTCGATTAAGATCTCAGGTCGATGACTCTCCTGGTAATGCCGTCAGAGATGCCTGTAAGAGATTGTCTGAACTGGATATTAAAAAGTTGAGGTTAGGTAAGGTCATTGACATTTGGATTGAGGCACCTGATAAAGAGTATGCCGCCAAAGAAGTGACTAGACTGAGTGGTAGATTTCTTGCTAATACTGTAATGGAGGATTGGTATTATGAATTGACTGAAATTGATAGTTTCCCTCCAGGAGTAGAATAATGCCACATGAATTCGATCCATGTGAAGCACCGGTTGATGGTCTAGTTGATAAATGGGGATTTACAATTAAACCTACAATTAGTGATACTGAGTGTATTTTAATTTGTCTAAAAAATGCACCTTGTGGAATTGATAAAAAACAATCAGAACGTTTAGTAAAAGAGTTAGAAAATGGAAGGATTTAATGAACCAGGATCAAATAAGAGTTGGATGGATGAAGGATTTAAAAAGTATATAACACAATATCAACTAGATAATGTAGTTTCACTTTTAAATGGTAAGTTAGAGTATGCCTCTACTTACGATAACACAGGCAAAATCACTAAAAAAATTATTATTACTTACGATGAAACAAACGAAAAAGTGTCAGGTTAAGTCCAAGTTCTACTATATCTTCTGGGGAACTGCTACAGCATCAGTATTATTGGGACAATTATATGTTGGAACTGGATATAGGGTAATGGCAGAAAGCACACTGAGTTTTCAGGATTATCTTACAGAACTTTTAGATACTGCTAAGACTTTCTGATGGGACTACTAAAAATTGATAAAAGCAAACTGGTGGAGGAGAAAGTCAAAACTACTCCCCAGAATGTAAAAGAAGCAAATGAAGCACTTTTTCGTGCTACAATGAATTTACCTACTGCTGCAAAACATTGTGGTATGACCCAGAAAGAAATGAAATTGACTTTCTGGGAATTTTTGAAGTATCATCCTCGTGATTATGAAAACCTTTCCTCTTAAAACTTGTCTAAGATATCCTGGTGGTAAGTCTAAGGCAACAAAGACATTAGCACCATGGTTTCCCGAAGACTTTAAAGAATACCGTGAACCATTTATTGGTGGTGGTTCTGTGGCATTCTATGCGACTCAGGCATACCCAGATGTCCCTGTATGGATCAATGATAAGTATGTGACACTCTATAACTTCTGGGTTCAGTTGAGGGATAATGGTGAGGAATTATCTAATCGTTTGAATGAGATTAAGTCAAGAGTATCAAACTATCGATCTCAGGATGATAAGGATGCGGCACATAAAGAACTCTTCAATCAAACACGGGACGATATCAATAGTCAGGATGGACTTGACCGTGCCATAAGTTTCTTTGTTCTAAACAAGTGTAGTTTTTCTGGTCTAACTGAGAATAGCACTTTTTCTAAAACTGCTTCTCGTTCTAATTTTTCTTTTGTTGGTATTGAGAAACTAAAGAAGTATTCTCAACTTACAGAGAAATGGAAGATTACAAATATTGATTACTCGGAGGTTATGAATGCTCCTGGTGAGGATGTATTTGTATTTCTTGACCCACCTTATGATATCAAAGACTTTCTTTATGGTAAGGATCGTGAGATGCACAAGTTCTTTGACCATGATAAGTTTGCTGAAGATGTATATAAGTGTCCGCACGAGTTTATGATTACCTATAATGTGAATGATAGGTTGTTAGAACTGTATAAAGATTATTATTTGCGTGAATGGAAACTTCGTTATTCTATGGCACATCGTGGTGAGAAAGGAACTGATGAGAATGTAAAGACAGAACTCCTTGTCACTAACTATCCTACCGAAAAAGAAACTGTAAACGTTCTTGACCTTCTACTTTATGACTGAACTGAAAGACTGGCTAAACTCTATCAATCAAACTAAGAAGCATTTGATTGATGAAGACCCTTCACTCGAAAAAGAATATCCTCCTTATATTATTAATCGTTGTTTCTCTGGACATCTTGATACTTTGATGTTTACGAATGAAATGAATAAGTATAATTTCCTTCCTAAAAAGTTACAATACGACTTCTTTATAAATATTGTGAGGAAAAAGAAGAGATTTTCTCCCTGGCTCCGACAAGATAAGATCAAAGATCTAGATTATGTCAAACGTTATTATGGTTATAGTAATGAAAAGGCAAAACAGGCTTTGAAAATTCTAACAAAAGAACAACTTAATTTTATTAAATCAAAATTTGATACTGGAGGAAAAGGATGAGTGTTGTTAGAGAAGCTGAAGTGAAGTGGACACCAGAACAAATGGTGGAAGTGGTTCTAGGAGAACCAGATGACTTTCTGAAAGTTCGTGAGACTTTGACTCGTATCGGAGTTGCGTCTAGAAAGGAAAAGAAAATCTATCAGTCCTGTCACATTCTGCACAAGCAAGGAAGATATTACCTTGTGCATTTTAAGGAACTATTTGCCCTTGATGGTAAACATGCAAATCTGACATTGAACGATGTTCAAAGACGTAATCGTATTGCTCAATTACTTGCTGATTGGGGTCTTATTAGCATCGTTAGTGCTGATAAAATACAAGATATTGCTCCACTAAATCAGATTAAGGTTCTTGCATTTAGAGATAAACAAGACTGGATTCTTGAGAC